ATGCTGGCGTAGCATTGTCACCATCTAACGTACTCCACGCCTTCGCACTACCATTAACAACATAGCTGGTGGCGATATCAGCACCAGCACCTGTTTCCAGCGTATCTGCTATAATCTTGCCAGCCATTATGCTAAGTCTCCAAATGCTGATGTGCAAACAAAGTCTCTATCCGCAGAACCACTTTCGTTCTGATGAATAGATGTCTGCAATTGTGATGCGGTTGGGGTTGTGCTAACTCTTAGCCCAGCAATAAAACCTTTGTTTGTGCTAGAGTTATTCATTGTGGACATATTCCAGCCGTAGTTCACATTGTTGAAGCTGTTTGTAAATGCGTTAATATATGCGCCACTTCCATCGTCTGTGACTGAGGCAATGTTTAGCGAATCCAGTGTTGCAATTGTGCCTGTGCCGTCTAGGTTAATCCACGCCTTGAGCAACCCCTGCTGTAGCGATTGCGTTGCAGAACCGCCCTCAGAGGTCACAGTAACAGAGCCAGCAGAAGTCTTGCCAGTGAGTTTGTCTGTAATTACTTCACTCATGCTAGGTCTCCGTGTGCTACTGCATCATTTCTTGTATCAATGGCAGGATTGTTACTGCCCGGATGATTTACATAAAAGGAACGTGACCGATATGTAGAAGATGATGTTTCTTCGTGCATTACGTCTGATAAGAATGTATTAGAAATGTTTGCGGCAACAGGAAAATCAGCGGCAGACATAGCATTAGTAAGGGTGTGCGTATGGTCACCCGTTCCATTATCAGTCAAAGAAGATATATTAAGGCTTTGGTCAATCGTGCTTACATCTGCCCTAATATATGCCTTTGCCGCACTCTGCTTAGTCAGCGTTACAGGGCTAGAGCCGTCTGATGCTACGATTGTATCTGCTTTTAATGTACTCATGCTATCACCAAGTTACCATTGACAGTCAATGTAACCCCTGTTGCCACTGTCAGGCTAAAGAAAGCCCCAGCGTTATCACCCGATGCGATTGTGGTGTTTGTATCTAGCTGTTGCTCATGCACCCGAAAGATATCGCCCTTGCCGTTAGTGGTATCACCTGTTGCACCATTTTCGCCCTGAAAGTAGCCAGCACCGCCAGCCGCAGCCTGTGATGGCTCTGCTGTGTCTGCGGTCTGGTCTACGTCAAATAAATCAATCCACGCATCATCGTCTGCATTCCGCATTTTCAGTTTGTCGGCTGTTGTATCATACCATAGCTGATAGGCGTAGGTAGTAGATGGCGCAGTTGCGCCAGCGTTAGCACTAACAATAGCAGCCAGCGCATTATTTAAATCTGTACGCGTTGCCGGAAATGTTTGGTTATCTATAACGTAATCGTGCTGTGCCATTAATTATACCCCTGTCGCAACATAATCAAATAATCTATCTACCACTGTATTACTGCTATCTTTAAAGACGATAGTAAACCCTGTTGCGCTCTTACTTGTTATAGCATAAAAATCACCGCTTTGCATATCACCCACTGATATCGCTACAGCTTGCAGTGTTTTAAACGCTACAGGGAATGTTATCACCTTGCCGCCAGCCGCAGTGCCACTCTGTATATCGTTATCTGACTGCTGCGTATTAGCCATATTTATATCTATGGTCAATTCCTCTATCGATGGCGTTTCATCGCTCTGTGTGGTGCTTAAAACGGCTTTAAAGCGGAATGCTCGCGCTGTATAACTGCCCACAATGAATTGCCGATAGGCTGACCAAGTAGGCGTTCCGGCAGGGTCATCATCTGTAGTGCTAACAAAAATATCCACATCGGTAGCCCCGACATTCGTTGTTGCCCCTGTTATTTGCGATAGCTGCGTTACCAATAAAGTATAAGTGGCCTGCGCGGTATGCACTGCGCCTAAATCTATATAATCTTCAAATTCATATGTGCCGGATGCAGAAACTGATGCATTACCGCCATCAAACAAACCAACCGCATCATCAAAATTGCCAGATGCTTGGTCAAATGTATCCGAAGTATCTAGCTGCAATTTATCATCTACGATAATTACATTTGTTTTTGTGCCGCCAAAATCCGGATGTTCATCAATGCTATTTACATTCTGGAAGCCTTGTAGTGCAGATACCAGTACAATGCTGCTATCTGCATTGGCTGATTGACCGCCCAGCTTATCTTCTGCTTTGATAAAATAAGTGCCTGTCTGCGCTGGTACGGTAGCAGTAGATGCAGGGCGTGATATCTTAGCCGCCACTGTCTTAGCGTTAGCATATGTTGCGCCAGTTGTTAGCGGTGAATGCCGCACAATATAATGCGAAAGCGTCTGGTCGGTTACAGGCGTCCAGCTTAAATCTGCATTCTGACCATTAACATTCACGCTAAAATTAGTCACATCGCTTATTTGCGTAGGTGTAGAGCCGATAGAATGCTGGATAGTGGTGTAAGGCGATGCGATGCCCTGCTGCGATATGATACGCGCCCTTACATCGTAGGTAGTATTTGCGACCACGTTATGCAATTCAAAACGCGGTGATGATGATACGCCCAACGATATATAGTTAGTGTCTGTAGATTTCTTTGCCTGCACCTCAAACTGATTTGCATAAACGCTAGTAGATGCTGGCGTAGCCACCAGAACAGCCGTAATCTTTTGATTTACTACTTGCGCCTCATCTGCGGCTGTTAGCGTAGGGGCTGGCAGATTAAATGGCGATGGCAGCGTAGTATTATCTAGGCTAAATACTTTTTCATTAGCGTTCCAATCATAGACCGCGCTATTGTTTTCGCGTAGGGCTAAATCTACGCCTAAAACAGGTGCGCCACCTTCACCAGCCGATACGCTAAATGACCATTCAGCAACTTGAAAAACCTTTTGATTAAAGCCTAGCCGCGAATTAGTAACATATACGTTATCGCCAACCGACAAATCAAACGCTTTTAAATTGCAATTCATCTGCATAAATATCTGCTGCCGATTGCGATAAAGCGCGATTTTAGCCAATCTCTGCGCCATCGGTGATGATACAGTATATGGCAAGTTATAATCTAAAAACTTCCTATCCCCACCATCTTCGGCCTCAAATGTGCTAGAAGTAAGTGCCGGATAATCAGCCGCTATGTAATTTGTAACATCTGGTGAAAATATGCCTTTAATAGCGTTATAGTTATCGCGCTTAGAACGCTTAGTCTGCACATTAATAACATCGATAACATCATCTTCATCAATGGTAACTGTAGGCGCGACATATTTAGCTACCTTGATAGTAAACTTGCCATTTACATAAGATATAGTGCCGCCACAGCTTGTCACCATTTCTTCTAATATGCGCTTTGGTGCGTTGCTAGTTTGCATAACTCCGTGAAATTCGTAGCGGTTTTCTGTGCCACCAGCAGCGAGCGCAACGCTTTCATCACATATATTAGCTGCTGTTTGGAATGCTGTATCGTCAATTTCTGATGCAGATGCGCCCACGCCATAAGTGGTGTTCATCAAATAGTCGCGCATACATAGAGCCGGATTTGCGCTATAAACAGTTGTTGATGTGCGTGGGTCGTAAACCTTTTTGCCCTCTACGATAGCTGAAATGGTCGGCAATCCATTAGGAAATGCGTTGCGGTCGAAATCTAGCCGCGCATAAATATAAGCAATCCCTGACAGCTTATGGTCAGCAGACCAGCCTGCGCCACTTTCTGCCACTAAATCACTATCTGCCGCCTGTCCAGCCGTTCCTAGATGCGTTTTAATACGCACCTTGCCTGCATATTGTGATGGGGCGGTTACATTACCAGAACCATCTAAAGTAAGTGCTTTATCATCTATATAAATAGTGTCGAAGCTATTTATTTCATGCGTAGCCACCAGAATAACCAAATGCAGCTTCTGGTCGTTGTCAGTGCTTTCTACGTGTGCTAACAGGCCAGATACGCGCGTTTTCCCATAAACAAATCTACGCGGATGCGTAGGCTGTTTAATCATCTGCGTTCTGTTTTGCGCCTCAGAAGCATAATCATTATAGCTTGGTAAATCTGGCGTAGGGGCTAGGGCATTTGCCGCACCAGCAGAGGCAATAGTAACCGCAGCCATCGCCCAGTTACCAGTAAACGCATAAATAGCCGCAGTTACTAGAACGACAGGGTCTTGTAATGCTTTGGTCGTGCCTTTAACAAACTTTGAAAACCAAGACATTACCTAGCCCCATATAATCTGTTTTGACTGCAAATCAGCGACAAATTCTAGCCCTTTATCGCTAGGGTAGTCTATCTTCTGATCCTCGCTAGTATAACGCCTTTCCCTTGCAATCTCCAAATCTATAAGGCGGCTTTCACCAGTTATATTAACTGTGGCTGTCTCATTACTTTCAGTAATGTTCATAACATCCATATGGCCTTTAAAAAGCACATAGGGCGTATCGTTTATGCTGCCAGTGCTATCTAACGTGCCAAAGTAAAGCGTAATATCTCTGCCTTGATAGTTTTCTGACAAAGCCGCAGACAATAAGCTAGATGGTATGCCGGAAAGCTGGACATTAATGCCTGTAGCCTTAATCTCTGATGTTTCATCTACAGTAGTTAACTGCATAAAATCAGCAGCCCCAGAATATGTATCGCCATCGATAGTCAAATTGCCATAGCCAGTCCATAGCCGGATAGCACCGCCAGAAAAATCCATTTCTACAGCAAAAAACGGCTGAACTTCCGCAGCCGATAAAGAATTAGTAAAATCTGTGCCTAATGAACGTGTCATAGTGCCTCTACCGCCCCGAATGTCATGCTGTAAAAGCCAGCCTGATTAATCTGCCAGTCTGTAGTATTAGTGCCAAGTCTAAACAGCCCCACAGCGTTGCTGACTACTACTGTAGCATTATCCGCAGGGCTACTACGCAAATCAGGCCAGATGGCTACTGTAGCCTCACCAGAGGCGTTTGTATCTACATCTTCTAGCACTTTATATAACTGTGCGCCTGCGCCAGTGCCTAGCTGTATATAATCGCCTGCCAAAAGGTAGCCTGTTTCGGATGTGGGCAAGCCATCGATGGCTAATTCACCGCCAGTTTGCGATGCACCATTTACCACAGGCGTTCCAGCAGTTGTAGATGCTGAACCGCGTGGCGTTGCGCCATTAGGGTCACCCATCGTGAATGTGCCATAAGAGCCATACAGCTTCATAAAAAAGCTAATCCATACTTCTGCCTGTGCGCGTTTCATAGGCGGCAGCGTTATATCAGCTTCCCACCTCGCGCCAGCGTGTTTGTGGATTTGCTGCTTTAAATTGAAAGGCGATGATGTAGCACTTATGACATTTCGCGCCATAAGATTGATATTTGCTATGCCTGATGTGGGGAATGAAAGCGGATAAGTTATAGCCATTGTTTATACCCCGAATGCTGAACCAAATGAACCGCCACGCCTTTTAGCATCCAGAACGCCAGAAACAGCCGCATTCTGTATTTGCGGCATCATATTCATCACTTCTGTTCTAACTGTTTGCGCTACGCCAGTGCTTAAATTGATAGTTTGGTTTACAGTTACACCGCCACCGCCATTAGGAATAATCTGCCCTGATGAATTAGGCACAAACATTTCTGCGCCTTGCTCACCCACTATGTAGGCTTTTCCTGCGCTAACTGCCCCACCATTAGCCCTAAAGCCGCCAAACATAGCGGCAAATGGATTTCCACCACCACTGCCACCAAGCCCACTCATCAGGCTTCCTAAAGCCCTTTTAGCTGCCATACGCGCTAAATCAGATAAGATGCTGTTAGCCATACTGCGGAAAGCATCCTTTGCGGACATTGTGCCAGTAACCATACCAGCAAAACTATCTTCTAAACGACCTAGACCATCGATAGCCATTCTTTCTGTCGCAGATTTCATATCTTTAGATGCTTCGATATATTGCTCGAAAGCTGTTTTGCTGCGCTCGCCTAGATTTGTAATCTTGTTTCCGATTTCATCATAGGTGACAGGAACGGCTACCATAGCGTCTCTTAGCTTTTTAAATTCTTCTGCGCTTAATCTGGTGCTTTTAGCCACTTCTTCAATTGGGTGTACCATCCCAACATTAGCGCGAGCCAATCCTTCCGCGCCTTCTGTAGTCTTTTCCAGATTAGCAATCATGCGTTCAAGGTCTGCATTTAGCTGCTCGCCAAATGTAAACTCTTGCATTTCAACGCCAACAAAATTAGCCAATTCTACTAATTCATTTAAAAAGTTTCTAATGCCTAAAGTAGCTACATTAATAACTTTCAAAACATTAGTTAAAACAAATTGCGCGAAAGCTGCTAAAGGCGGCAAAACAACGGCTGTTATTTGCTGACCGATAGATGTTAGCACCTTGCTCAACATATCAAATCTATCATTAGCAGCTTCAACAGCTTTTGCCTGCTCGCCAGTCAATTCCATAGTTACTGCGTTAAATGATTTCTGCAAATCCATCAAAACGCCAGAGCCACCTTGCAGAAGGTTTAGAAGGTTAGTGCCTGACCGCCCTAATAAATCATATGCTATCCTAACCCTGTCGGCTTGATTTGGAACGCCCTGCAAAGCATCGGCAACTTCCAACAATAAATCGTTTGTGGATTTTAAGCTGCCATCCTGATTTTTTAAGGTAATGCCTAATTCATCAAAAGAGCGTTTGGCGATGCCTGTGCCAAGATTGGTTTCAGAAATAACCCTGCTAAATCTGTCCAGTGCTTTATTCAGTGTATCCGCTTCCGCACCAGTCTGCGCTGCCGCAAACTGTAAACTTTGAAGCTGATTAACTGTTAAACCAATTCTGGCTGATTGCTTTGCTAATTCATCAATCTGTGATGAAAAGCCTTTTAAAGCCACGCCAGCACCTAAAGCGGCTAGGGCTGTTCTGACGTTGCCTATGGATTTGCCTACGCGCCCCAGACCAGAGCGCACAGATGAAAAGGCCTGCCGCGTTTTGTCGATGGCTGTTAACTGAATTTTAAGATTTTGGTCTGCCATCTTTTGTCACCTTAAAATAAGCCATCCACTCATTAAACTCTGAAAGGCTTAATTCTTCTATCTCGCCCTGAGTTTTGTGTAAACGATCCGCCAAAGCCATCATGTTTAGCCTTAACGGATCGCCCTTTAGTTTTTTTCCTGTTGCTCCACGCTTTCTATATCGCCAAACATTTTGCCAGCGATATCTGCGATGAGGCTGACAGGCTCGCGCATCAGAACTGGTTTATCTTCCAGCGTAAATACGCGTTCACCGTCTTTTGTTTCTGCTTTTGCGATAATCAGGTCAATCATGCCTGCGATGGTCATGTTATTGAGAAAATCTTTATGCTTTCTCTGTAATCTGTCCATATCGCCTGCTGTAATCGCTCCAACATACAAAAGAACTGGCGCATCATCGCCCCATTCGGGAACTTCGATAACGCGCCTATCTTTATTGCGCTTAGACGCAATCTGATTAGCAATAGACATAAATCACCTAGACAGTAGTTTCAGATAGTGCGCCAGTGCCTTGCATAGAGAAGCTAGCCTCTACCATACCATCAAAGCTGCCAGTGATGGTTTTGCCAGTGATGATACAAGAACCAGTGTAATATGTATCGCCAGCAGTATCGCCCTCTGGATAAATATTGAGCGTTACAGTTGAGCCTACGTCAAATGTACCCTGACCAGTTGTATCAGTTTCATCCCACCAGCAATCTACGCTAGCGGTAAATGTCTTTAAACCAGCCAAATAGGTGCGGCTGGTATCGCCCAGCGCGGTATCTTCAATGGTATCACCACTTTCTTCGATGGTGTAATTGCGAATTTCTGCAACGGCATTACTGCCGCTTTTCACAGTGCCTTCTGATCCTGCATGAGTTGCCATAATTAAATCTCCTGATTAAGCAGCAGTTTCTACGTCATTTTCGGCTGTTCTATAAACGGCCTCTACAGTAAAGCGTCCTATAGCAAGCGTGGTTTCACCATCGCCTGTATAGTCTGCCTCAAACGCTGTAACTTGCAAATCTTTTGACAAGCCACCAAGCGTAACATCTGCCGCTAATGCTTCCTCTACTTCTACGGCAATAGTGTCTAGCGTGTTATCGGTGTTTGTCATATCTGTTACAAACGCCTCTACGCCAATTTCCAGCCGCCTCATAATTGAACGGCTAATAGTTAAAGTGTCAAAATCAGTAGTTTCTGATTTCGTAAAAATAGCTAGCGCAGGCAAGTTAGCTTTTTCTAAAGGAAAAACGCGGCTGCGGTAAACATTACTGCCAGTAGTGTTTAAGCCTGTTAAGGCTGTAACTACTGCATCCCTAATCTGTTTTCTAACGTGCGCCATTTATGCCGGTATTTCTAAAACTAAAGTTGTTATGCCTGTGCCATCTGCCTGCACAATTCTTATAAAGTGGTCTATGCCATTTATGGTCATTTGTTCGTTTTCTGTAGCATTAGGAATGTCTGCTGTTCTGCATACAAACCTTTTTTGCTGCATCGCCACCCCGATATTACCGCCTACATCAACCTCGATAAATTCATTGTCGAATATGCCATTAACTGTAGAAGATGCGCCCACTGATGGATGATAAGTAGCAGCAGTGCCGAAATCATCAACACCAAAAAAAATTGCTCTATCATCTGCGGTCTCAACAGCCATTATTCTTCGCTTTCGCTTTTAGCCTTCTTAACTGGCATTTTATCAGATGCATAACCACGCGCAATCAACTTATTAGCGATGCGTGTAGGAAAATCATATTCTTTGCCTTCTTTCAGGTTTTCACCGCCAGAAACGCAATCTTTTAACATATAAACTTTCATTTTTTCTTCGCACTTCTTTTAACAAGCGATGATGCTGATTTTTTTGTTAAGCCAACAGCGCGGTCAGTTAAAGTGGTTTCATCGTGGGGCTGCGCCTTTCCGATGTTAACTAAATCTAAACCGATGTTTTCTGGCAATTCTACAATAGTGCCAGCCTCTGCCGTTTTGCCCTGTACCATACAAGTGCGCGTAATTTTTAACTTCATCACAATCCCCTATAAAGAAAGCAAGGGCGGCTGATACCGCCCCTGCTAAGTTATTTAGGCATCGATGTCCAAGCAAGCCGCAAATGACTGTGCATGACGAACAGCGATATCCATTTCCTGCATCACGCGGATACGAACCGCGCCTGATGAGCCTGCTGTGTAAGGGTCAATCAGGATGTCAGGTGTAGAGAAGAAGCCCATCATCAACTGCGAGAAATCACCGAAGATCATAGCTGACAACGCTGTACCTGAGCCTTTGGTCAGGTCAGATGGTACGTTGTTGGTGATTGCCAAGTTGTAACCATACAGGCTATTCCAAGGCGCATCCAACAGCATAACGCTATCGGTAGAAGCCACTTTAGCAGTAGATGCCATCAGTGATTTTACTTTCGGATTTGTCAGGTATGCCAATGAATTGCCGTTGATGGCTGCATTATCAATCTCAACTTCTTTAACGAGATTTACAATGTCATCCCACGCAATCGCGCCACCGTTTGTACCGATAGCAACAGAACCGATGCCAGTAGTACCAGTGATGCCTGTAGGCTCATTAGAGCCGCCACCTTCGATAGCTACATCTTCAATCTTCTGTGCGATGCTGTTCAACAGGTCATCACGTACAATCTGCTCAACAGATGGGTCAGATTGGATCATCAGCAGGCGTGAAACGTCTGTAAACGCGCCCAGTGATTTAGGTGACATTGTAATCTGAGAGAAAACAGCGTTCACTTCACTGGTAGCACCATTCTCTGCTACGAAACCAGCAGAAACGCCAGTTGCCAGCTTTGGAATAGCTACATCGCCTTTAAGGCCAGACATTACGCGAGAGCCTAATTCTGAGAAAACCAAACGAGCGCGCAGCGCGTCTACAAACTCATTTCCTAGATGCTCAGTAGGGCGCAGAAAACCACCAGCACTATCTGTGCCAACGGTCAAATCACGCTTGCCAGTCCAGAACTGGTCAGGGGCGTAGAAGCCGCGAGCCTCGCGACCAGAACGCTTTGCGATTTCTTCTGAAACCTCGCGCTCCAAGCCTTGCAGGCCAGAACCATTTACCAGACCGCGTACAGCTTTCATAAAGCTATAATCGCGCTGCTCTTTTGCAGACATATCAACCGCGCCAGCAGATTGCTCTAGCGGTGTGCCTTCGCCAATAGCGTCCAGCAGAACGCCACGGAACTGCTCAACAGAAAGGCCATCACCAATAGCTTTATCGGCTAGGTCGCGTCTGTTGTGCTTTTGTGCTAGCTTGATGATTTCGCCAGCATTTTTTTGGAAATCGCGCTTGGCTGCTTCTGATGCTGCCTCGCGGATTTCATCCACATTTACATCTGTCATTTTTGGAGTTTCCTTCACTTCTATGACCGTTTTTGTTTCAGCACTGCGATTAACGCCCACGCCTGCATCGGCAGGAACGCTCACAATACTAGCTTCGTATGGCATCCAAGAATTAACAGAAACAGTGCCTGCCCTGTCGTTCTTAGCGTCCATATTGCGGATTTGGTAACCGATGCTGACGTTGCTTCTGATACCATCCTTAACGTCATCGTAAATCTCTCTAGCAAGCGCACCTTTTCCAAAGCGCACCACCGCCCGTAGTCTGCGGTCGGTTTTATCAAGATATGTCCGTTCGATAACGCCAATCTGTTTAGTTAAATCGTGGTCTAGCAGCAAAGGTGCATGACCAGAATTTAACCGCGATAAATCTATAGCATCTTCGCTATGCTCTAAAACTTCTAGCCCGAATGAACGCTCGACAGGTTCTTCTGATGATAAAGACATTCGCACCCTGCGATCATCTTCATCCACCATTTCCCCATCAGCCGCCCGATAATTAAGCGCAGAACGGTCTAACCGTTCTTCTTTATCTTCTTTATCATAAGGCCGCATTTCTTCGGTATGCTTTTCAAATGTAACTGTATAAGTTTCATCTGTTTCAGTTACATCAATAATATGCCTGTTTTCCATATCATCACCCTCTACATCTAGGGTCATATTATCAGAATTTATTTCGTTTGTCATATCGCGATCACCTTCATCGATGCGGTCAAGCGCAGCGTCTTTTGCCCTTGCCCAAGTTTGGCCTGCATCACCGCCCCACGCTGCCCACGCTACGCGGCCTTTTGATGGATAGCCTTCTTCGCCTGCGCTAAACCCTTCGGCCTGTTTATCCACTTCATGCCTGCTAAAAAAGCTATGCATTCTGCGTACTGTTTCGGCTGACAATTCCTGACGGTTTACTAACTGACGCGCTCTGGCTACAGCTACAGCAGTGCCGCCCTGCTCACCTTCTTTGCGCCAATCCAGAAACTTCTGCGCTTCGGCTGCCATTCCCTCTGTAGGCTTTAAGCTGATTTCTACGCCTTTATACGTTGCCATCTTCTTCCTGTCCTACATCTACAGTAGCTGGCACTGGTGCTTTATTGCCGTATGGCTGGAAAGCTGTATCGATGCCGTAGCGATTAGCCAATTCACTTTCGCGGTTAATCTGTTCAAATACATCTTCGGTATCTTTACCGTATTGTGCATGAACATCCTGCAAGGTAACGATGCCATTATTTAGCGCGGTTACACTCGCATTTATTTCCTTCTGTGGGTCTACCCACGCAAAGCCGCGCGGTCTGTAGATTACATTATCAGCAAATAAATCATACTTACCCATCGGCAGATTTAGCTTGCCGACAGTGATAGCCATTTCCAGCCACGCCCGATAGATAGGGTCAATAAATGCATCAATCATAAACTGCTGCATCATTTTGAAATGGTCTCTATCTTCGATAGTGCCTTGCCGGATAGATGAATAGCTAACGCCTTCCAGATTGTTTGCTAGCGATACATAGCTAACGCCCAGCCCTGACGCGATACCGCGCAGAATAGCCTTCTCAAAATCAGCAAAATTATCGGTCGGCTGCGATGGGTCAAATGCTTTAAAATCCATCCCTGTAGGCAATTGCGTGAAAGTGCCAGGGGATGCATCCATAATAGGCGCGTGATTATCGTAATCATCGCCAATAAACCCATCACCTTCGGGGCTGACAAAGAAACCCATCTTTGATGCGGCTACTCTAGCATTTACTAGCGCAGCTTCTTCAAAGCCATCCAGCATCTTTAGGCGCGATAAAGCGTTGCTCATCATCGGAACGCCTCTGGTTTGGCCTGCGCGTTCCTGTATAAAGCAGTGAATGATATCATCTGCTGGCACTTGTATATGTCTGCGCTTGGTATTTGAGCCGTAACTGTGGTCGTGATGCGGATGATCCTCGAACATAAAATAGCTGATAGGCTTACCAGCTTTATCGATTTCAACGCCCATCCGCACTTCGTTGCCGTTAGATAGCCGCTTATTATATTCTTCATCCAGATAATCAGCCTCTAAAAACTGTAAGCTAAACCCGAATGGATTATTAGCTGGCCTGCGAATTTTCTTAATAATAACTTCGCCATCACGCGCTAGCGTTTCCATAAATAGACGCTGCGCCTGTAGCCAGCTTAAACGACCATCAACCGTACAAAAACCTGTGCGCCCCCACGCTAAAAAGTTTTGCTCTATAAGGCGATTGCCTACTGTGTCTAGGCTGTTATCATCGTTGCGCTTGCGTACTTGCATTGATACGCCTGTTGCGCCCACTACATTAGTGGTCATTATCTGTAAATAGCGTTTTGCGTAGGGATGATTGCGGCTAATTTCGCGGCATCTATCGCGCAAAGTGCGTAGATTTGGCCTAATCTCACTATCGGCAGAACGCGATGAAGTAATGAAGTCGCTAAATAATCTGCCGATATTTGCCCCATTGTAGGCGCGTTTTTGCGGCTTCGGCTTGCCTTTAAAGAAATCCATCACGCCCATATCTAAAACCTCACTAGCACTGTTGCGCCTGTATTATCTCCGCGCTTTGCTCTCTCGCGTTGCACCTCTTTAGCATACTCTTTACGATAAAAATCACGCGCATCCTGCAAATCTTGAAAAGACATTTTTGTCAGGCTACGTCCATTAATGCTATAGCTGGCAACGTCAGCATCTGCCTTGCCCTCTAATATGCTTTCTATTTTGGAAATCATAATTTGCGAGTGGCTACGTGGGTCTACCGCATTATCTAAATCGGTAATGATATCCCAGCTACCTGTTTCCAATACAGCGCGATTACTGTCACTGTTTCTGGTAACTTCTAACTGCCAATGGAAATGCTCGACATGAAAGGTAGCACTTGACGCGCTAGTAATCTCAAACAAATAATCATCGCCACTTACAGTACCAGTTACCGAAAACTCATGCGTGCCGCCCGAACCTGTATCGCGGCTGATATATTTAACAACATAACTTGCTGATGGATATTCGAGAGCTAAACCAGATTTGCGCCAAACTTTATAATCGCCAACAATAATAGTTTCTGGCTCTTTTGTTGGTGCGTCTGTTGTACTAAAAATATTTGCCATAATTACCGCCAGCCATTCACAAAACCGCCCGATGGGCGTGGTCTAAAGACAGGATTATTTTGCACTTGCGGTTGCTTCGGCTTTTCTGGCTCTGCTGGTGCATTTGCAATCCTATCCGCAATATCATTTAGCCGCAGTGACAATATCGACAATGCGGCATAAGCATAAACGCGGCAATCAAGTGCCTCATTTCTGGCGCGTGTTTTGACAAATTCCCTGCGCGGAAAGCCTTTATGATATTTAGTGACAATCTTTTCAGATGCTGCCAACTGTTTAAAATATTCATCATCGCGCCCTGTAGGGAAGTGACAATACCCTGCCCCTGCGATTGTAACCTTTAAGCGGCTAAAAATCAATTCCTTGATGTTGTCAACGCCTATAGTGAATAATTTGATTTTTCCGATATTGTTTCTAGTCGGCTTGCTGACAATAGGGCGTGTTTCCCCTGCCATACCCTTTATCGCAAAAATGCGCTTGCCTTCGCGCGGCCTGACATAGTTATAAACGGCTTGCGTATAATGACCGCCACTATCGATGCAGGCTGACCGAATGCCTAGCTGCCTGCCATCTTCTGTTTCATAGATAGCATTTAAGCGGTTATCTAAATCATTCCATAAATGCGGTGTAGATGGGTCACCATAAAGCTGTATCCAATCGATAGACCAGCTTTCTTCATCCCTGCCCCAGCCCACTATCTCTAAGGCTAGATAGCTATCCTGAACGTCAATGCCTGCTGTAATACATACGATGCCACTGTCTAGCTTTTCATCAAATTCCTCTACGCGCTCAGAAACAGCGTAATCATCAACGCGCTCACCCATTTCCTCATAGGTTTCTGCTAAATAGGTGTTTACAAAAACGCGTAAAGTATCCGGCAGCTTTTTAGCCTGTAAAAACTCTTTTGCCGCACGTTCTAGGCTTGTCCATACTGAATAAATCCCATTTAGATGAAAGCCTGCTGTTCCTGTAAAGGGCGCGGTGGCAATCCATTCACCGTAGCGGATAGCGCGTAAACGCTTCGCCTCATCCCATAAGCTACCGCAATCCTCGCACATATACGCAGCCGTCTCCGGCTTTCCTTCATCCCATCTTACATCCGACCATTTTAAGGTTTGCTTATGACCGCAATCGGGGCAAGGTACAAAATACTGGCGTTGATCGCTTTCCTGATAGGCCGCTTCTATTCTTGATGCGCCTTTATTGGTCGGAGTGCTAACCATCACAATTTTTCGGTTATAGCTAAAGGTTTTCGTTCTAGCCCTAGCCAAATCAATCGGATCACCCTCAGAGCCAGCCGATATAGGGTATCTATCCACCTCATCAAGAAATACGCACCGCACTGGCCTAGATGCCAGCCCAGCCGCACTATTTGCGCCCACTATCGCTATATAGCCGCCTGCAAATGATTTCTGGTAAATAGTGTTGCCGCTATCGCGCGTCCTAGCATCGGCAACCGCATTTTTCAGAACAGGCGTATCGCGTAGCATAGGGGCTAGTCTATCGTTAGACCACATCTTAGCCATTTCTAATGTCGGCTGCACTACAAGCATAGGCGATGGCTGGTTATCAATATAATACCCTATCGCATTGTTTATTATTTCTGTCTTGCCTACCTGTGCGCCTGTCATAAAAACTACGTTTTCAATAGTAGGGTCGCTAATAGCTTGCATCATGCCGCGCTGGTAGGCTGCGCGGTTTGTACTCCAATGCCCTGCCTCTGCTGATGCCTCTGGCGATAATCTTCTATATTGGTCTGCCCATTCATCCAGTTTTAGGTCTGTCGGCGGCTTCATCGCGTTGAATGTTGCCTGTGCTATCCTCATCGCTGTCGGATGCGCGGATAGGCTGACTGACCTTGACTTCGATGTCTGCGATTTCTTGTAAGGCATCATAAACCTGTTCTTTTAGAATGTTTTTAACTTCTACTAGATTTTCTGCCGCGAAACATTCTGGCGCGGCTCTTTGTGGCAGCGATAACATCTTCTGCCGCATATTTTGGCTAACTTCTATCCAAACTTTTTCTACGTCGCTGGATGGGATTAGCTGTTCTTCTATCTGCGCCTTTTCCATTTCAGCCATATCTGCTTTAGCTTTTGTTAGGCGTGTTCGGTGCGCGTTATAATCATCACCGCTAACATCTGACCGTATACCACGCTCTCGCAGATATTTTATATAGGCTCTAACTACAGGCACTAATTCATAACGCCCACGCTCTTTACGCGGTATTATGCCTTCATTTACTAGCTGCGTTACTCGCTGCGGTGTTAAATCTAGCAGTTTCGATATTGTATCAAGCGGAAACGTCTGCGCTGCCATTTACCATCTCATCAAATGTTTTGCCTGTTTCAGCGTGTATAGCTTTCCGGCCTGTGTAGTCCTGCCAGCGTTTAACTATGACATCGACATATTTAGGGTCTAAATCCATAAGCCTAGCTTTCCGGCCTGTTTTTTCGCAGGCTATTAATGTAGAGCCGCTGCCGCCAAAAACGTCAAGAACTATATCCCCACCTTTGCTGCTGTTTTTCAATGCTCTTTCAATTAGCTCTACAGGTTTTTGCGTAGGATGAACATATTCTGCTGTTGCGCCCCTGCTCATATACCAAACATCACTCTCGCTTTTGTCTCCATACCAGCTACCGCCCTTAACGTAGAAAATAAATTCATGCTGCGGTCTGTAGTTGGCATTTCCTAAACCAATGCTTTTTTTATCCCAAACTATACAATTTGCCACAGTACCGCCCCCAAGCTGTATAGCTTCCTCAAATTCGCTATAAGTACGCCAAGTGAAACAAATATAGTAAGCCGCACCCTGTTTAGAAGATTGTATGCATAAAGCTATTGCATCCCGAACTAGGCTAATAAGGCTATCGCCTTCTAGATCATCGTTTATAATCATGCCGTGAGCTTTTACTAAAGCCCCTTTAGAAGTAGAGCCAGCTGCGCGACCACCGCCATAGCTCATGCCATAAGGTGGGTCAGTAAAAACCATATCGGCTTGCTGGTTTTCCATTAGCTTGTCTACCGCATCTATGCTGGTGCTATCTCCGCACATAACGCGATGCTGATCTAGTTTCCATACATCGCCAATAACGCTAACAGGCTTTTCAGGCTCATCCGGCACTTGGTCATCATCGACCAGCCCTTCTTCTACCGCGTCTGCCAAAAGGTCGGCTAACTCTTTATCATCAAAACCAGTTAGCGATAAATCGAAATCCGCGTCTTTTAGCTCTTGAAGCTCTATCTTTAGCATTTCATCATTCCAGCCAGCATTTAAGGCTAGTTTATTGTCTGCTATAACGTATGCCTGCTTTTGTGCATCGGTTAAATGAGACAGCCTGATACAAGGTATCTCTTTCATTTGCAGGCGGTGCGCTGCCATCGTTCTGCCGTGGCCTGCTATAATAACATCATCAGCATCTATTAAAACTGGATTGGTAAACCCAAACTCGTTGATACTGCTACAAATTTGCGCTACTTGCTCATCAGAATGAGTGCGGCTATTTCTAGCATAGGGTATCAGTTTTTCGGTAGGTATATATTCTATTTTCTGTTTCAACTTTGTATCCCTTTGAAATTAAAACGCTTTAATTATTCCTGTCGCTAGAAAAATATTGCGGTCGCGCGTTACCCGTGAAACGGTGCTGCAGGAAGAACCTATCGCCTCGCACTTCGCTTGGCCTGTGCAAATCTTTTATTAAAATTCTGCGCCATAGACCGCCTCGCTGTTCGCATTCCTTCGCCATAGAAATCAAACTGGTCATCGATACGCATCGGCTGCTGCTCCAATATATACAGCCGTTGCAGTGGATATCTATCCCTGCCCTGCCTACGCAATATCATTTCCTGTCCGTCTACTGTCTGCTTAAACACTCGCGGCTTATCCAGCAACGCTCTAGGGCGGTTACCCTTTGTAACACCACCACGCGAGCGCAGGCGCATATCCTGTGCTGGTATTGCAATCGAGCGACCATTAGCCCTCTTTACGCCACCCACTGCTAATTTTTGTAGATAATCTCTATGACGCGCACCTGATGGGAAGTTTTGCACTGTAGCCGTTAGATTGCGCTTAGTAGCCCTGTTCTCTCCGCGTATAGGCATCATCACTGCCTTCATAAACGCTGGATTACGCAGCCTGATACTGCTAGGCCAGACGCGCTCTATCGTATCTTTACGCACTTCAAACGCTGCATCATTCAAAGCCATAGCAGTCGCAAATGGTATCTGATTACGACCAAACGCATCTATAGCCTTCTGCACTTCTGTTAAGTTGCTGGTCAGGTTAACGCTAACGCCACCGACAATAGATTTAACAGACTGGCTAGCCTTCTGCTGCATTTCCTGTTCAATGCTGGCAGATGTTCTTCTGAACACCTTGCCGCGAGAGAATAGCCGACCAGCCCCTGCGCCTACAGCCCTGAAACCCCCTGCTATAAACTGAACCGCCATTAGTGTATCATCCCATCTTCTAGCTGTAACACCACCACAGTATCGCCTAAAACGTCAGTAAAATCCAGCAGAGGCGCATCGCATTCGCTACAGTTGATGGTCGCACTATGCTCGATAACATAGCAGCGCGTGTCCTGACCGCAGGCTTGGCACGTTACATCATCAGCAAAAAACTCAACGCTATCATCCATAAGCGCACCATTACATAATAAAAAAGGGCGGTCAATGCCGCCCCCTTTCTATTCTGCTAACCAGACTATCAAATGCCACCACGTAGGCTGACCATCATAAAACTTTAACCAGCCAGCCGTAAACGCGCACATTACCACTATCATTATGATGCTTTCAGTTATCGCCTTCATTATGCTACACCCCGATGCGCTTCTATTATTTTTTCCAAACCGTATGTTAACTGCAAATCGTTAGCATAGGCGTCAACATACCCAACCAAACCGCCTTTAATCAGGCCGTCAACTGTGAAGCCATCATTTGGGTTTTCCGAAATTGACTGCCAGATGTTTTCCATATACCCCTGCGCCACAGAAACAGCGTTGCGCTTTGCTTCGTTTCCAGCTTGCCATTCGAGCTGCAAATAAGTTGTGATTTTATCTTCTAACAATGTCATCAGTAAATCTCCCTTAGATGATGTTGCTTATACACCATCTTACCACAATGGTAATAACAGGATCAAGTATTATTTACACTTTTTTCTAATTTTTTTTCTTCTTTTATATCTAAGCCGCAAATCGCACAATGCCAGCCGAATACTCGCTCTATAAGCTGGCTCAAACATTTCGGGCATAAACCCTGCTTTAAACGCTTGGCTATTTCGCCATTCCCCTCGTCAATCATCTCCGCCCCTCTGGTATAGCTGATGGTCTGTTCTGCTTGTAAAAGCGTTGCATAGTTTCGCTCAACGCATCCCATTCATCAGGCGTGAATATCTTTTTCTGCGCCACGCCAAAATTATCATTGTTTTGTTTGCTGTAAGTGCGCTGCGGTTTATTAGCCTCGCGATTACACCAATTCTTGAAAAAGGCTGATGGGGATGCATAAGCCGCTTTATTGCCGTTCTGTTCATCCCATAGCCTGATACTGTCTATAATGCTGTCAGGTGATAGCCCCTTATCTTTAGCATACTGGATGCACTCATCATCCGGCTTCCATTCCGAAATTTTTATCTTGCCCTTATTCTTTTTGTTAAGAGTTCCATAAGAGTTAGTGTGCCAACCTGTCACCCCTAGAGGTGACACTGTGTCACGTGTCAGATTGTCACCTATAAAGATTTCATAGATATCTGTCTTATTAAAACGCTTGCGTCTGATGATGTATCCAGCCGCCTCTAAATCCTTTAATTTGCGTATTACGGTGCGCCTGCTAACGCCTGTCACCTCTGCTAGCGTGTCTATGCTAGGCCAGCAAGTGCCAGTGCTATCGTTATAATGGTCAGCCAGTACCACCATCACAAATTTGGATATAGGGTCAGGAAAAGATGTTTTCATCACCTGTGATAGCTTCTGGATGCTCATACAAGCCCCCCTGCGCTATCGATCAAATCTTCGATGAAATCATCCCTGCCTTGCGTGTTTTTCTCTACGCATCGGCAAATAAACCAGCCCACGTTGCCTGTATTATCTTCTGGCTCGCGCACCCACCCTTTGCCCATACAAAAACGGCAATCATCATCTGCATTTTCATCCATTATCTTTAGCTGCCTTTCCGATTAATTCCTGCGCCAGCCATAACATCTGACGCTTATCCATCTTCTTAAAACTGCACTGCCCATCTACTGTAACCAGCAGGCCATCATCGTAAACCGCGATTAATACCTGTTTTATCTGCTCTGCGCTATCATCTTCTTTTATTAGCAGGCCATATCCGGCATCGGGGTCATAGTGATACGTTAGCGGCTCAAATCGCCACCCCTGCGGCACTGGTGCGCCCTTTATGCTATAACGCACTATCATTTGTATGCAATCATCGTAAATTCTTCGATAGGGAAGTGGATCATAACATCTTCATCATTTGGATCGCCCCTATCATATCTGCCGCCATAAGCCGCGAAACTATCGGCTGTAAGCGATATATAGCCCACTGCATCCGTCCAGCCCACAATCAAAACCACTTTAACGCCAATATCCACAAACCGCTTTGCATATAAAACCTTGCCGATATTAACCATCATCGTAGGGTATTTTTTATGATGAAAGGTGCGCGTTTTGATTTCTGCCATACCCACCAGCACTTTGTACCAGTGTCCGTTTATAAGCTGCGGTTTTAATATGCCATAATCGATTTCATGCTTTGCCGGAAAAGGCGCATAATCATAACCGAATTTTTTGCAGAAGGCTTTTATAATACGTTCCTGACGCGCTAAATCTGCATCTGTTTCATAGATAGGCATCTAATCTCTCCACTTCCCACCGCGCCTTTTCATAGACGCTTTGACGCTGTGCGCTGATAAAACTGCGCTGTTCCAATTTGGATTGCGATAGTGATTTGTATCTTCACGCACTCTGGCATCAAATAACGCCTCGCGCTGCTTTTTAAGATGCGCCTCAAATTCTGCAATCGTCATATTAATTGCTGTTTTCATAGCTTCCCTGCCAGTAAATTTAGAAAATCTTCATAATCGATAACCGCTAGCGGCTTTTTGCGGTCAGCACCAATAACAAGCGCATCAGCCCCTTCGATATTCTGGTAAATAAAAGCAAAGCCATTAGCACGTTTCTTTGCCTCTATCTCCCATACTTCGCGGCCTATCTTAATATGCACATCATTTTTGATGCTGCCAGCACCACTCAGAGGCACTCTAAATGCCTCTAAGCCGTGTTTTTGGGCTATCTCTACAAGCTGCCGTTCAAAGCGGCTACCCTTTTCTTTATTCCGATTTGGCATTTTTGCCCCTTTTGTTTTCGGTAATTATTCGCAAAACGCTTTCAAAATAATCTATCAAAGCGTCTGGCGTATATTCACGCTCATATTGCGTAGCCCTTATCGTGCCTTTAACTTGGCCTGTCATAGAACGTAATGGCGGTCTATCTTTGTCAGCGATTAACTCGCCTGCCAGAGGCATTCTGGGCAGTTGCATTTTGTCAATGCCACAGAAATATAGTTTTGTCGGTTTATGTGCTACATGACCAAAATCATATTGATCAATAAAAACAGTAAAGCCGCCAAACTCATCTGGAAAAGCATCAGCATCGGGAATAAACTTTGAAAAAAGCCTAGAGCCAGATGGATGCTCTAAAATACCGCCATTTTTCCTGACGATATCGCTAGCCAATAATGCTAACTCTTTTTCACCCTCTCGCACATTCGTTGCCATATGCGATAGTCTGCCCCACGCTCTACAGGGTGGATGGCAAACAACAGGCAAATCATCTTTATAATTGCTAGCGTCCCTGTCAGCATCCCAACAATCAAACGAATGCCTATTTTTGTAGGCACTGTCAGCCCTCACAAATAAAGCCGCAAATTGTTTATTTTGCATCTTCTAACCAATCTTCAAAGCTAACCGCACCGCCTGTAGCCTGTTTAATTTCATGCGCCATACGTATCGATGGCACTCTAAAGCCGTTAGCCCAGCGATGCACTGTTGGCGGCTCTACACCCATTTCGCAAGCAAATGCCGCAAATGTGATGTTATTAGATTTTATATATTCTGCAAGTTTCATATCACTTTCCCTTGTTGTTTCCAGAACGGTAACAGAAATATTTTGTATATGTAAAGAATAAATGTTAAAAAAAATTATGAATGATAAAAATATGTATGAATTCCAGAAACAAACCTACTGGTCTTTTAGCCGCGCTAATCAGCCAAACGGCTATTTTCTATATTGGTATGGCACAAAAACACCAGAGGAACGCGCCCAGCATATTATCGGGGAAAGCGGTCAGATAGGCACTTTCATACATGAAGGCGTACAGCTAGTGGTTTCCCACGGCTTAGATATAGAGCAGGCTATAGCCACCACTCAGACTACATTCGATGAAAAGTTTGTTAGTGAAGATGATGTGAAGCGTTCACGTTTTCGTGAAATGATAGCCCCAATGATACATCAAGCTGTTGATATGCTTTGCAAATATAATTTCACAAAACCTAAAGACGAATTAAAAATAGAATGCACTTTGCCGGATATCGATTTGCCATTCATCGGCTATGTTGATTTGGTAGGCGATGGGATGTTTTGCGAAATGAAAACTAAATCCGTCAGCAAAAGCCGCATCTTGAAAGATGGTACGCAGGGCTGGTCTAAAGGCCGCTTGCCTGCTGACGAGCCAGATTGGTCGCACGTCAAACAGGTGGCCTTATATCATCACGCTACAAAGCTGATACCTTCTATCCTGTATATCGCAGAGCATGACGCAAAGCTATTTACGCCTTTCAATTGTGAACGCCTTAGCGATGCTATGCTAGCGGCTGCGCTCGATGAATTGCGTAAACAGACGCTAATAAAGCAAAACCTGATAAAAATATCACCCGACCCGAAGGTGCTAGCTGGTCTGGTAGACCCTGACTGGCAGCATATGTACATCTGGAATGATGAAACCCAAAGAGAGGAAGCTAAAAGATTATGGCAAATTTAATGCAAGCCCTTAATGATTTTAGGCAGGCATCGTCTGTCGGCAAATCGGGCAAAAACCCTATGTTTAAATCTCAATACACTACGCTTGGGGATGTGTTAACCGCTATCTCTGGCGCAAAAGAGTATGGGCTAGGCTGGTCGCAGTTTTTTACAGGCCGCACATTGGTGACTATAGTTAGCCACCTAGAAAGCGGTGAAGAAATCAGAAGCGATATAGAATTGCATCCTGAAAGCGATAAACCGCAGGCATTTATGTCATGTGTCACCTACTATAGACGCGCTAGCCTTATGACTATGTTCGGATTGAACGCTGATGATGATGATGGTAATATTGCATCAGCAAGTCGGGGCGCGGCTTCCTCCAACACGCGACCACTTGCAGGGGCTGGCGGTGCTTCCTCCCTTTCATCGCCAGCCCCTTCACGCCCCACTAATCAAGCTTTAAAAGACGCTTTAACTGTCTGCGCTACCGTAGACGAGGTTACAGGCGTTTATAAAAGGCTGTTTCAGGAAAAGAAAATATCACCTACGGAACAGCAGCTTAATATGTTAACCGAAGCAAAAGAGAGGCTAAAAAATAATGAATTATGATAACACTAATCGCGGTGCGCTATTTAAAAACGACCGCAAAGAAAAAGATACGCATCCTGATTATCGGGGCGATATCAACGTGAATGGCACTGAAATGTGGATTAGTGCTTGGCTGTCAACTTCTAAAGCTGGCAAGCCCTATATGAGCCTGTCGCTACAGCCTAAAGAGGAACAGGTATCCACACCAGAGCCGCAGCCAGCAGTGAATGCTCTCGATGACAGCATCCCCTTCTAAACAGGCAAAAATATCTGTAGACGCTAGCGGCCTTGCCGTTAGTGTCGCAGAACAGGATTATATCATTACGCTCGACAGTAAAGATATGGTAGGGCTGGCAGTTGAATTGTTAAACAGGGCGCAAAAGTTATATGTTCGAGAAAAAGAAAAAGAAGCCGCAGAAAAACGCGCCACCACCACCGCGCTTCGATAAATGCGCTTGGTGCGAAAAGCCAGTTAATCTTAATGGTATGTTTACTTGCGATGGGGCTGGTGAAACTCTGCATATTGAATGCTTCAATAAGCGATGGGAATTATTGAAAAATGAAGGTAGATAAAGATATCCCTATGCCTAATAAAGGCGTGGCTGGTAAATTTAATTTCATATCAGATATGAAAATAGGGGAAAGCATTTTCGTAGAAGATAAGTTTAAACGCGACAGCATACGGTCAGCGTTTAAATATCGTAACATCCCCTGCATTACCAGACGCGAGGCTAAAGGCTATCGCATCTGGCGTAGTGATTAATCTTTTTTCTTTTTGCTGAAATCCAGCCCCAGATTTTTCATAGCACGTTCACCATACCAGAAGCCCAGAGATAGCAGATTAAGCTGCCATAGCATTTCCATAGCATCATCTGATACGTTGCGCGTTAGAAAGCCGTATATAAACGCCCCTGCTAAAAAGTAGGTTAAGACAGGCCGCACTGTGCCGCGTAATATCTGGATGCTAATATGCACATCTTTTGCTGCGCCTTCATATTGCACTACAAAATCGCGAAATGTGCTTTCAGCCTTCGCCACTTCTGCGACCATCTGCTGCCGCGCTTTCTCTGCCGCCTTTTTATCAGGTATCAGGTCTAGCGTCTTTTCTATGGCTGGCTGTAATAGCGGTAATAATGCCTGTATCATATCAATAGCTCCATACGTTACTGCGTGGCGTTTTAGTATAAATATCCAAATGGATAAATCTATTGTGGCCTTTTTGTGCTACACCCACGCCTGTAAAGCCTAATTCAAATGCCAATGCTAAGATGTGATAAGCCTCTTGGCCTGAGCAGGCTATATCAGCCGCTAGCCCCATAGTGTGAATGCCTGCCTTTTCTTTAGCCGCCTCGATGGGATGCGTAGCATCGCGATAGCCGCTAGTAACAGTAATGGGCTTGCCATACTTAGTACGCAAAGCCTGTAGCTTGTCCATAAACTTAACATCCATATCGCATTTGCCAGTATGAGAGCAGGCAAATTCTTTTTCTGAAAAGTTAGGATATTTAGACCAATCCATTAGCAAAATCCCTCTCGCACAATATGCACTGCTTTTTGCCAGCTATCATACTCTTTATGCAAGTTATCAAAGGCCGACAGGGGATATCTTTGGCTGGTTTTGTTGACTGACGATGCTGCGTAGAAGATGCACCTTCGTTCAAGTAAGCTACAATGACATAAGATATCATACTGATCATGCCTTAACTGCTTTTTAGCCCCTGTACCATTGTTAAAATGGTAGCAATTCATTCGCCCATCTTTTTCGGCTCTAGGCATTCCGCTTTTAACTTGTATCCGTAGCGCACCAACTTCATCAAAGGCCACTAAATCATAGCCATCTGTCGGTACGTGTGCTGCCGACCATCCATCAAAGCCCATAATAACACTACAGGCTATCATCTCCCCTATCGCTCCGCTTATGGTAGCTGTGTGCATTATTTATATTTATTAATAAATTTCTGTATCGTTTCGGTTTCCCATATTCGTATAGCAAACCAAATTATAGTTAAAGTTGTTGCGATTACCGTTAGCATTTCTGGCAGCATCCCCATCCATACCGCGCCAGTGCTGGTCGCAGCCGTTACATCTATTGGCGTTTTGCTATCCATTTATCCCACCTTTTAAATAGTCAGCCCAAATAAATAAACCGTATCCCCCGATGGCTATCAATATAGCACATAATATGATAGCGATAAATAACTCCCTTTCCCTGCGCTTCTTAGCTAGATATTTTAAATTATCAGCCTTTCTTTTACGCGCCATAGATAATTCACGCTGGAATGCATCCCACGCGCCTACACCGCCCCCGAATAGCATCATATGGCTGCGTAAATCATCCATAGCCTTTTTATGCGCTATTTTGGCCTGACTAATCGCATAGGCTTCCTGCTCTGTGCTAGCCAGTTTGCTTATCACGCCTTTATGCTGGCCTGTCTCTGCAATCTGTATCTGCGCGTCTAATTCACCTAACTTGCCAACACTAGGCATCAGGCTAGCAACATCTTTGCCAGCCTTTATACCAGTGCTGATAGCCCCTGCAATCTTGGTCACAGAGGCTGCAAGTGTCAGTATCTCTATCATAATTAGCCTATGCGAAGGGGCTATCGCCTAACAAATCATCATCCCACGCTGCTTTTAAAGCTGTGATGCTGGTCGCGCTAGAAATAGCAGAGGCATCGGTAGCATCGCGCAGATTAGTCTTTTTAGTGGCAGATGCAGTTTTAGCCGCACTATCATCAGCTTCCAATGCTTTCATATAGGCAACATCTTCTGCTTCTAATAAAGGCTTGCGCACTTCGCGGATTTTGTCTTTAAAGATTTCTTTTGCTTTTGTTAAATCTTCGGAAATTACGTTGCCGGATAATGACCACGCGCCCCGAAAATCTCTATTTGATGGAACGGTAGCAGTTGAGGCATCAATCTGATTACCGTCCTTATCTACGATATAAGTTGTAACTGCCATTTTATACTCCTATGCAATCTTCGTATCGCCCCACAAGCCTAGTCGTGTCGTGTTTGAAACCAATGTGACGACCTGTAGTCACAATGTAATCACCAGACTTCTTAAAGGCTTTCACAATGTAATCAGGGCAAGATGGGGCTGTTCTCTCTACCCTAAACTGCATACCGATGTGATACCAACGGTCTGTCTTTTTGTTATATATCCGATGTGCGTTGATTAGTTTCAATTTACACCTCATTTTGTGCGTCCTTTTCCAAATTAGCAAGGTATGTGTTTGGCATCAGTTATACTCCTATGCGGCTAATTCATCAGAAATGCGCCAAGCATTGCGCCATTCTCTTGTTTGAGGCAGTTGCCCCTTGCGGCATATAACCATCTTTGGCTTATTACCGCTATCCCAATTCTGCCAGACGCTTTGCGGTACGTCTTTCATAATCAGGTATTCTATAGCTTCTTCTTCTGTCATAGGCGGCATCGGCTCTGTATCGTGCAACAGATAGCCACGGGTATGTTTCTTAAAGTCTGGCTGGGCTTCGTCTATGGCAAGTTCCCAGTAAACCCATACAGGCGGTAAGATGCCGCCCTGTAGCGCACAAGCCATCCAATTAGGGTCTGGCACAAGTATCTTAGCGCACTCATCAATGCTGTCCTCATAGACAACACGATAGTCTGACTGGTAAGCCTCAAGGTTTTCTTTTGCCCAGCACAGTCTATACCAGAGATGTGTGCCTTGAAATTCAGGTGTTTGCATTATGCTAGGTCTCCGTGAATACTTAATACAACTTGTTTATCATCAATAGCTGTAGCACCACCACCTGTGTTGCTTGGATAACCATACCTTGCCCTAAATGCAGTA